CTACACCAGTGTCATATCTAAAACCTTTACGTGAACCATCCTCAAAAACGACAACAAATCCTGCACCATCATCGTCTTCGTGTTCTAATGTACCACCAGCAGTTTCTTGCTCTTTTAATCCAGCCTTTACCAATGGTTTAACATCAATAGCTGGAGTTTCTTCAACAGGTACTGAGGATACTGTTTGTTCTTTCTGCACTTTCTCTTGCTCAGCTGCCACAGCTGCATCTTTAACAGCTAACACTTGTTCTAACTGTTTTTGATTAACCTTTTCTTCAGTCTTGTTTAACCAATACTCAAGTTCTTTAATTTCTTTAGAAACATCATCATATTCTTTTAATTTAACTTTGTATAGTTTCCAAACAGGTGTGTCAACCTTATCTGAATCCATTTGGTCACCATACTTGTCCAAATACATAGAGAAAAACTTATCGAGTCTCATTTTGACACCCAAAAGTTCCTCATAACGTCTAAGTTTTGTAGTATTCATTTATTATTCCTTAAAATGTGTTGTAAGACAAATTATTTCTGCATGATGCTAGCAATAGCTTCTTTTGCATCTGCAAGATCGGAATGATTGACCAGTTCATCAATCATGTCCAGTTGAATGCTGTGTAGTTTATTTAGGGTTTCGTCAATCTTTTTTGATTTAATTGCGTTGTTATACCTGATGGTATATTTCATAGACCCATACTCTGGAGGTAGTGAAAACTCACCCATTAATTTCTCCTCATGGTTGCAATTGCTACAGCTTCTTCGTCAGAAAAGATAGGAACTGAATTAGACTTATGCATAGTGCCGATACCTTTCATGGCAGTACCAGTATATACCTTCTGACTATTAATTGGCTTGGTAGCTGTACCCAAACCAGAATTAAGACTTGGATAATATGGCGTCTCCCGACGAGCAGTCTTACCAAGTGAGTATGAAGATGAGTTCTCTGTACGAGTTGCAGCCAGAGGTTTCTTAGGTTCATACTTCTTCATCAACTTTTCCCAATCAGATTGAAGTTGTCGCTGTTTAGCATTAGGTTTCTTGGCTTTACGTTTTTTCAAAGGTGTGTGAATAATCATCATCTGTAAGTAATCTCATCATTTTATGTTTAACACGTAAGTTGGGTTGTCTAAATCGATCTGTTGGAGTAAACCCCATAATAGATGCAATTTCTACAACAGCACCACTTCTGCAAATTCCAGCATGGCAATGCACCAACACATTCATGTTATTATACTTGGCTTTTCTTAATAAGTCAACAAGTTTTTGCGCTTGGTCATCAGTAATTTTAGCTTCATCTGGAAATTTGTCTTCGTCTTCTGCATCGAGAAACTCAAATTGGTGAACTTCCTTGAACGATTTTTTGGGAACAGGAAAGAAGCTGGCAGGGTCTGCAATCTGAATGAGCATAGAGTTTTCACCCATATCAGAATGCCAGCCATGTTTCACATCGTCCCAAGAAACGTTTTCAATCCACCTAATCATAATTACCAACTCGACTGATAATAAAAATCTATCTTTTGAAAAGCAGGGTCTGCAAGGATCTTCTCCAGACGCTCTACTGTGTATTCCAAATCACGTTGATACCACTCATCGTAATCTGTTCCACCGAAAAAGAAACCACTTTGAGTAGGAAGCAATTCTTCCGCTTTACTCATATCTGCAAGAACAGTCCTACAGACATCTAGAAGTTCTACTAGCTTGTCTCGGTCTAGCCATGTCTCTTGACATTCATCAACTCCACCCTGACAGTTTTCTACAAACCATTGATGGATTGCATTGGCTTTTCGCCAATAAGCTAGACGGAACGTTACTTCCTGTGCTCCGTAGTCATTTTCTTCTTCACCTGATACACCAAAAATTTCGTTAATCTTTGCAATTCGCTCTGAGTCAGATTCATCAAAATACTTACTCATGTAGCGTTTGCCAGACAAATACATATCCAAACCCATGATATAGAACTCCTCAACTTAAAACAATATTATACAACAATAACGAATAAAAGGCAACAACTTATTTGTAGTAACAATAAGTTATCAAACGAAACTGACCGAACTGGTCTTTGACCTGTGTAGACTCACAGAATTGCTGTTGCTGTGGAACTACGACTGTAGGGTGTGTTTGGACTACCACAGGTGCTTGACCTTGATATTGTTGCATCTGTCTTTGCTCAGATAGCCTATCAAAGATCCAGTAACCTGCGATACCTGTCAGAATACCTTGTTCACGTGGTCCAAATGCAAAGGCACTTGTAGATACAGATGTTGCCAGAATAATTGCAATTAACTTCTTCATACTATTCTCCTTAGTGTAAGATAATTATACACTAATTTATAATTAAAGGCAACAACGTTGTCAACTATTTTTTGGTTGTTTGCAAAGCTGGAGCAGCTGGAGCAGAAACAGTGTTTTTGCTAGAAGCTGCATACGCAACGCAAATAACGTCTCTCTGGTCAGCATAAGCACAACGAACTGCAACTGGGTCGATTCCCTTAACGATTGCAGATTCAATGTTTCTCTCGAGAGACTTCATTTCACTGTAATTATAGTAGCAGATAGAAATAACTAATGTTACGAAAGAAATAAAAACGCATAATGTAGAAATAATGTAATTCATAATGAACTCCTTTAGTTTACCAAGCACCATCATCGATAACCAATCTAAACCAAACTGGTCCAACATAAACAGATAAACCGAAAATCACATCATCTTCGAGAATACCTTCTGAACCAGTTCTAACTTTAAATTGCCAATGGTATGGGTTTAAAACAAACCCCATCCAAAATCCTGAATACTTAAGATAAGTCTTTAACCTCATCGCATAGTCCTAACTTTTTAGCTTCAGTTGGACTTAACCACATATCTTGTGGAGGAAGCAGAATCTCTCTAATTTTTGATTCAGCTAACCCAGTACATTTTTTGTAATGTTGTATCATCTTTTTAGTAGTTAAGTCGAACTCTTTTACGGTTGCGAATAACTCGTGTTCTTTACCAAACGCACCCCAAGAATATTGATGGGAGAGAATAGAAGTGTTTGGTGTTAGAATACGGTGTCCTTTTGTTCCAGCGATAAAAATCATTAATCCAGCTGATGCAATTTGTCCGAGTCCCACGGTTCGAATTGGAATCGAGGAACCTCTCATAGTGTCAATCAATGCAAATGCTGCATTAAGATCTCCTCCTGGAGATGTTATAATTAAGTTTAGTAACTCTGGTCGTTGTTCATTAAAGTTACATTCAAATATCCACTCTACAGTTTGTTTCACGGAGGCTAATGAAACTTCTTCCATTAGCAGATAAAATGAATGTGAAGATTGTTCTTCTTTAAGCTGCAGATTTAATTTTTGCATCATTATAAGTTTTCGCTTTCTTTATAAAAAATATGTCTTCCAACCACCACAGTTTTTTCTAGATGTTTCCATCTAGGATTAACATAGTCAGCGTGATAATATAAAGCACCATTAGTAATGTCAGCTATCTTGTCGTAGTTGACATAAACGTGTAGTGCAACTTCTCTTGCTTTCCAATAAGCAGAATTTTCTTTGTTGTTATTATTTTTATTTTCACAAAACCACGTGAACTGACATGTGTGTCGTGTTTTTTGTTTTACTACTCCACAAATGTCTTTTGGAAATCTTGGATCTTGTAGTCTGTTCATCGTTACCAATGCAACAGCTACTTTTCCTTGTTCTGGCTCATAACCAGCTTCATAGTAGATGTTGTCTGCCAAGCAGTCAACTTGTTTTTGAGATTCTTTAGTTAATTGGCTATAACCGATAGTTAGTACTCTATCAACTATCTTTTTATTTACAGCTACACCATAAATGATAAAACTTGATGTAAGCAATGCTAAAATTAGATACAAGCGTAATCGCATAATTATCTCCTTAATGTTGAAGGGTGCACGAATGCACCCCAACCCTATCAGGTGGACTTTTTGCCAGTCTTTTCTTGTGTATTAGGGATTTGAGAAACGAAACCGTTTAATGTTTGCGCTTTGGTGATAATATCAGTTTCGGACGGATATGCTGGGTAGCCTGGATGCGCTGGAATTTCGCTTCCGTGGATCTTTGCGACCTCACATTTAGTTGAATACTCATTGGCAATAACTTCACGTTTACCATAGTATTCTTCAACCAACATATCTTTCGCCATTTTTAATAGTTCAAGGCGAATCTCGAACGGTGTCATGTTTGACATAATTTACTTCCTTTCCTGTGTGTTGTAATGTGTAATGGTGATTTTGTAGGGTTCACCAACCCTCTGTGTCTATTATTTAGGAACTACTATAATTGCTGGGAGAAGTATTACTATTTCTTCTCTGGTAATTTCTTTTTTGGTGTAGGTTTTGCTCCCTTTGGTGGAGGAGGACACTTACCGTTTTTGTCTTTCTTTACGCAATTTACTGGGTCTGCTGGTTTACTAGCTTTGGCGATGTCAGCTGGTGTTGCAGCTTGACTAGGAACAGCAACCATAAAGATTGCTGTACCGAACGCTATTAAACCAATAAGTTTAATTAAATGGTTCATTAGAATCTAACTCCGTATCCTAAGTTAACACCGAGAAACTCAGAGTCACCGTAAGCACGATCTACACCTGCAGAAAGGAACGATGTTTTGTTCAATGCATACTGTGCACCTAAGCGAACTGTATTTGTTTTGTCAAAATACTCTTGGCTGAAAGAATCACGATAACGATAACCAACACGTAATGTTAATGGTTCTGTTACATGAATGTTTGCACCAGATTCTACGCTGTAATAACTGTGGTCTTGGTCAGCTGTTAATTTATAACCTACTGCACCACGAGTATAAAGAGAAAACATATTATTCAATGGCTGAGTATATGTAGTACCAGCTTCCAAACGTGTAGTGTTGTTACCTGCACCTTTATCCTCATTGAATTTTTCTGTACGGAACTGCTCACCAATATCAACTTGCCAGTTTTGATTGATGTTACGTCCCAATGTCAAGTTGATACCTTGACGGTTTGTGTCACCTTGATTGCTACCGATGGTGTCACGGAAAGTGTACTGCACATGAACAAAATTATCTTCTGCCATAGCGAATGTGCTAGCTAATGCTAACGTCAAAGCCAATAATGTTTTCTTCAATTAAAATCTCCTTTTCAATATTGAATGGTAGGTTATTCTGTTACGAGGAAACCTACCGAAACCCTAAGCAGCGTTTAGGCTGCTAATGCGTAAACCTCATCGTTTGCGTTTACTTGATTTGCTTCATTTACGACGATCGCCTGTCGTGCTGTCCACTCTGATACTCATTACCCTGTCGAAACCTAGTCACCCCCATCAGAAGCACCCTGCTGTTCACAGGTCAGGAATTCCGATCCTCATTGGTTAAGTGCCAATTACATATCACCCTAACTTATGCTTCTGGTGGAGGTGGTGGGAATCGAACCCACGTCCAGAACACCTTTCTCATTGCTTCATACAGCAATTCTTTTAATTATACCTTATTTTGTAATAAAAGGCAAATTATTCTTGCACTGGTTTGAACAATTTAGCATCTATAACTGCAAAATCTCCAGGAATGCTAGGATTGTCCCAATCAATTCTTACATGTTTATTATCATCAATATATTTCCAACAACCTCTAATATATATTCCGTCTGTTCGTTGCACAACTGCACGTGCTCCATATAAATTATCAACAATACAAGATTCTGCAGAGAGAACTACTCTAACATCTTTTGTGTGTTGATAAACCATATATGATTTAGCAAAACATACAACTGGAACTAACAAAATTAAAAATGCTATGATTCTCATATCGCATTCTCCAGTTTCTCAATGGTTTTGGTTGGAGAGAATGCGTTCTGTGGATAAACTGTCAAATCTCCAGTGTGCCATATAACATTTACTAGTGGAACAATAGTAATTAGTTCATTTGGTGGTGGCGCATCTTCAGTACTTGGTGCTTCCCAGCATCCCTCATGAATAGTTCCATCAGATTCTGTAGCATACGCTCTACTCTTAAATGACTTGGCTTCTTTACTATTAAGTTTACAATCTTCCAGTGTCAATACAATGTATCCACCAGCTTCATTCGCCATGTATAGTTCTTTGTACTCGCTATAATCAATAGCCCATGCATCATTCAGCATGAAAAAGAGCATGACAAGCACAATAACCATTAACACATAATGAATTAAAGTTTCTATAAATTCTTGCATCTTCGGTATTCCTCCCTTAATGAGATAAACCCATTAATCCACTCGTCTCTCTTTTCTTTAAAGATTAATGGCTGTTCATCTTCTACTGCCATAATAATCACGAGGCGATTTACTGGAATACGTGTTAATTCTTCGAAGGCAACTGCATATGCTGCAGTCTGCATAAAATAGTTGTGTATATCGTCTCTGCTTTTTACTCTTGATGATGTTTTAAAATCAATCACCGAGAGCTTCCCTTCATATTCTGCAATACAATCAACGGTTCCAGCTACTTTAAGATAGTCAGAATATAATGGAGATTCTAGTGCATGGATATTATCTATATTATCAAGATAAGGAGTAATGCTTCGAAACATTTCCTTATCAAACATATCTGGGACAACATCCTCACCTAACAAATAATGTTCGCATAAATTATGTATTCTTGTGCCTCTAACAGCTGCACGATTAGAGACTCTGTTGGCTTCTTCCTCACCAACTCGTTTTCTCCACTCTAAGATAGAGTTCTTATTGTATAAACTTGTAACAGTGGTAACGCTAGGATAAGAAAAACCCGATGGTGTTAGATAAGTTCTAGATCCATCGGGTTTTGTTTCACGTTTCAATTCACCGAAGTCATGATGTATAAATGTTTTCATTATGTCAATAAATGGATAGCTTCTTCGTAATGTTTAATTCTATCTTCAAGACCAATATAACCACCGTTAATCTTTTTAGTCATAGTTTTGATATCACCAGCATCTGCTTCACGATTTAACTTGTTTTTATTCCAGAACCAAATAGCAGACATCAATGCGAAATCTTTATCTGATGTAACCCAATCTGGATTCTCAAAAAGATTTTCCCAATCTTCAAACATCTCCTTTGCGAATGCACGATAGTTGTCTTTTCCTGTCAATTGGATTGGTCCACGTCCACGATATTTCCAACCGTCACCAGAGGACTCTGGTCCATTACCCATACGGTTTGCATATACCTTATTGGCGATCTTTTGTGGCTGACGAGCATATGGTTGTGCAGATTCAAGTGTAGGAAAATACTTCTTGAAAATATTACACAAACCCTGTGCAGAATAATTAAGATTTTCTTCAAATGTAGTCCAACCACCAGATTCATGTCCACATTGAGCTAAGAAAGCAGCTACACGTTTTGGAGTGTTAATTTCGTATGTCGGAAACACGTCATTCATGGAGTCTACCCAAGACTGTGGGTCTTGTGCTCTTGGGAATAAGTGGTGAAATTGTTCTGAAGTAATCATTTTTTAACTAGCCCTAAAACCTTTTCTTTTAACTTACCAACCCATGCTGGCATAATCACATGCCAACCTACTAGTAATCCTACTACTGCTCCTAAAACGAATTCTGTCATTTTTGACCTCCTTGTTCGTTGATGTCTTCGTATCTTAATTTAGCCAAGATATAATCCTTGACCAGAGAACTTCTTACAATATCATCTGTGGTGAATTCAATACGTGTAAACGCATGCATGTGCTGAGCAATATCAAAGAACTTCAGAATACCTGTCATATCGTTCTTTCTCTTATTCAAGTCAGTCTGGCGATAATCACCACACCAGATAATTTTAGAACGATACCCAACACGTGTCATTACAGTATCAATTTCTTCAAATGTTAAGTTTTGCATTTCATCAACGATAATAATAGCATCGTCAAAAGACATACCACGAATAAATGATGTAGAAATAAACTCAATGTGGTGTTGTTCTTCTAATCTATCATAAGCATCTTTTCTTGCAAATAATGTTTCACAGATTTGTCGATATGGCTGTTGATAAATTTCCATCTTTTCGGAAACATCTCCTGGAAGATGACCAATCTCACGTGACTGAACTGCTGACCTAACGATAATAATCTTATTAAAAGGATTTCCTTTATCTAAAACTTCTTCAATCGCTTTATACAGTGCAATAAATGTCTTACCTGTACCAGCTACACCGTGTAACGCTACAAAATAATCTCCTCTTTTATATGCATCGAAGAATTTCTTCTGGTTACCAGTTAATGGTGTGAACGTTTTTAAATCATCTATTCTTAAACGTAAGTGGTTACTAACTGGTTTGTTACTTCTGGTATTTTCTCTTGGCTCACTTTGTTCATACTCTGCTAATTTGACTACTGCTGGTTTTCGAGCCATCAGGACTTCCTTATAGTTGAGTTGACGATTTGTTTAGCTGACTTCCTGGGGTTTTCTCGTGGATTCGCTGTAACACCTCCTTAAAGCCTGTGTCCATTTTGCGAGCACCTACACGAACAGGATCGCATACCATAGGTGCATCGATGAGTTTTTCTAGATGGGGATTTTGTTCACGAAAAGAATCAAGTTCTGAGATCTTCATCATATGTTCAGTAACTTCACCCGTGTTTATATCTCGAAATGTATATGTTGGCATAATTCCTCCTACTTGTATTTATCTACTTTTTATACCCACATTGGTTTATTTCTATTTTTCCAAGAAAACATACGCTGTTTGTCACCGAGATAATAATTTTTATATGATTGGATGGAGTTACCAGAAACTTTGTATTGGTCTGGCATAGCAGGTGTTGGTTCAGTAAACTCACCGAATTTAATATTACGTGGTGGTTTACCCAACTCTTCAACTAGACCGATTTCTTGACATTTATGCACTTTACCATATCGGTAAGTATATTCATTACACAATTCTACTAATAATGCATGTAGCCATTGATAATTTGATAAATTCTTGCGACACCAGATAGCAGATGGGTGATTGATGTGAGTAGCAGAGTATAGAACTGTGTCACGAGTGTCTGGAAGAACCCATCGTTTTTGTTTTCGACCAGTTTTGCTGGTACCAATGATTTCTGTTCCATCTATAACACGATGTGCAGTAGAAAGAAGTTGTGCAGTCTCCAGAATCATTTTAACAACATGTTTATCAACATGTTCTTGTGCACAGATTTTAGGATCTCTATTTAAGTAAAAAATATTCATAATCTCACCAATGATGTATAACACCAGAAATAATAACAAAGTTAGTAATTAAATAAACAAGAACAATTAATGTTCTTATGATGGCAATAATGTCAGCTTCTCTGTCTGTTTTGCCATGTTTATCACCAAGTGCTTTTGCCCACAATCGCCACATTAGAATATCATTCTAAAAAGTCTAAAAGTATCAATGCTCGTTAAAAGTAAATAGTTAGCCAGCATCCCAAAAGATTTCCGAGTATAAGCAGCCCAAGCATACATAGCACAGCCAGTGATCCACACAGGATATAGAGCCAGTAGCGGAGGATTGGGAACTGTGAGAGCCATTGTGATACTACAACCGACAGAAATACACCAAGCAAACAACTCAACAAAAAACCTAACACGATGAGAACTGTAGTCATTCTTTATCCATTCAAATATACCATAAAATAAATCGTTCACAATAATCGTGCCTCTTCAGCCTTCAGTTTGTTAATCAGCTCAGTTAATTCGATAATAGTATCATTTGCGTTTTTGTGATGAATTGCATGACCACCAGCATTTCTAAACGGCTCGACACATCCAAGCCTGTCATCAATCAGAATAGCACGTTTATGTGCATATTCTGCCTTTTCTGCTTTAGTTCTAACAAAGTTTGGTTTGTGTGGAATATTATTTTTTTCCAACCAATGTGCTTTCTGTAATTTTACCTTATGGCCAACAGTTTCGTCAAATGTTCCTACTGATGTAAGAATTTCAATATGCATGTGAGTCAATGTTGCAACATGTAGTAACAATTTTAGTGCGTCTGGCATGGCTCTCAGGTTTTTAAAGATCTCATGCTCTTCAACTGCAAGACGAAATTTGTGTTTATCTTCTAGATCTGGATACAACTCAGCATACTTTGTGTCAAAATCACAAAGAACTCCATCCATATCAAGATATAAGGTCATCATATTGTGCATTATTTGATCCCAGCAGGTTTAGGTGGTTTTTGTACAAATTGATGGAAGTTAGGTTCTTGCCATCCTTGTGGTTTAAGGATTTTTCCATCTTCACGACGAATAACCTTACCAGTAGCATGGTCAATTTTGAACAGATTGCTCTTGGCACCCTCATCCCATGCTCGGTCAATATCCCAACCACGTGTTTTAGCATATGCCACAATAACCCAAATCATGTCGAAACATGCATCTAGTTGTTCAGCATCATCACCAGCTTCAAACGCTTCTTGGAACTCGTTATATTCTTCGTCAATCAAAGATTTGTATAAATCAGACAGAGCATTAGGTTCACACGGATATGGCGACGGTAAATGGTCGCATGCTCGCATAAACATATGTACATCTGTAAAAACTTTACTCATATCTTTCTCCAGTTAATCATGTTCTATCATAGACCATTTTAATTCTTTAATAATTTGTTTCAGTTCTGCATTTTCTAATTTAAGTTTTTCAACTTGTTTCAATAACTGCAGCACCGCTTCCTCAACATCACTCAGTGGGGTCTGTAAGTGTTCCATCTACTTTCCTTAATGACCAAGATCCGTTTTTATTATCGATCCACTCAAGAGTATCTCCTTCTTTCCACCCAGAACTTTCCATAAGGTCATCTGGCAACGGAAGAATGAGATCTCCTGTTTCTGGATCTTCCTCTAAAGTTAGCGTCCATCTCATATTTCAACCACTTTCAATTCAAAGTTATCTGCTATCTTTTCATAATTTATATAACCACGTGGATTACATACAACTCGTGTCTCACCAATGGTATAGTCAAACAATTCATGAGTGTGTCCATGCGTCCATAATTTTATTTGTGGACGGTCAAGGATGAACTCAGATAAATCACTGTGATATCCACCATTCATAAGTGTATCGTGGGCATATTTCGGTGCACAGGACTTGTGGCTTGGTGTATGATGACCAACTACCACAACAGATTTCCATGGTGCTGTGTTATCACAAACATGACGGATATAATCCATAGACTTGTGGTGTTCTTCCATGGCATCTTCTGGAGAGAAACGAGAAACTTCCTCTTTCTTCTTCATGCCAATCTGAACTTGTTTTCCATCTTTGTCTAGCTTAACACTACCGTTCTCATCATATTCATAAAGAGGAACATTACGATAAGTGTATCGGTTGCTGTTCTTGATTATACGAAAATCATTCATCATACTGGTGATATGATATAGAGTAAGAGAATCACCTTTGTTCATGTCAGTCCATAGCGTGGAGCCAACGAAAACATAGTCATCTATCTCAAATGTTTCTTTGTCAAGCAAGTGTAAGTTTGGCAAGTACCCAAGATACTGCTTTAATTTGGAAACCGTATACTTAAAATCACCATGATAATGTTCATGATTGCCAACTACATACAGCACATGGGGAAATTGAGCACAGCAATGTTGGAAGAAAGAGTGAACCAAGTCACTTTTTCTAAAAGATGTTCCCATTTCCTTAGCTTCTTCGCTGAACTCAAATACGTCTGCAGCGACACAGATGTCACCAGAGAGGATGAGCACATCTACATCACCTGGATTGTCCAAAGTGATGTATCCGAACTCTAAGTGTAAATCGCTACAAACTGCTATTTTCATTTTATTTAAATGGTTTTCCGTTAATCCAACCCACCAATGA